TATTTAATATTAGATTTTTTATTGTATTATTATCTGTTTTAGTGTGGCTAATAATATCAAAACAAACTACTTTATCCCCTACTTTTAACATTTATCTATTTCTAAAAGTTTACGTTTTCTATATTCTTTATCAGTAATAAATCTATTTGAAGCATAAATATATGAATGATTAATTTCATTAACTATTAAATAATCCTGATAATAAGAATATTCACAGCCAGTATTTCTATCAAAAAATATTTTAATTGAATATTTTTTATTTAGAGATAAATGTTTTACTGTAAGTTTATCACTATTAGTATGACTAATAACATCAATACATACTATATAATCTTCTATTTTTAGCACAGTTTTAATTTATTAAGTTTAAGTGTTCTATACTCAGATAATTTAACAAATTGAGTAGGACGCCAGTTTATTTCGCTATCATAAACATATACATTACCTAATGAAAGTTTAACTGATTCATAATAAACATCTCTTATAATATAATTAGTATATTTTTTTAATGCATAACGATTTTCATAATAACCTTCATCAGTTATACACACTACTTTATTTCCTGATTTTAACATTTTTTATAATATTAAGTTTTTCTAATCTCACTTTTTTTATATAGTCAGGAATAGATAAAAATTTATATGACTCCTGATTATATGCAACACCAACAAGTTTAAAATATTCAAGATCTTCATATAGATATACACTCTGATGAATATCTAATATTTCATATTCTTTTCCAATAATTAATTGATCACAAATTATTCTGTCACTATCAAATGTTTTAATACAGACTACTTTATCTCCTATATTTAACATTCAGATAATTTTATAAGTTTTTTCTTTCTTAATTCACTCATTGACATAAAATGTCCATCTGAGAATGAGTAATTTGGTAATTCTTCTAAACTTATATCATAAGGATTCATGATAGTATATATTTTACCCTTTTTTAATAATTGTGTTCTAACATGATATCCATATAAATAATCATATTTATAATCATCTAGCAAACATAATACTTTCTCGCCTGTTTTAAACATCTGTTGTTAGATTTAAAATCTAGGATCATCCGGATTTAATAGATGACTAATATTTTTGTTCCACCACTCTACAAACCTTTTATTTTTTATTTTTTCAATATAATTTGAAATAACAAATATTGAAATAACACCAATCAATGATGCAATCCAAATACCTAGCAATATTAATAAATATGTATTCATGATTATTTTTGTTTAGATTTTTCTTTTTTTCTTAATTCATCCCAAGTATTAACTAACTCATTAACAAGTTCCTTATCTCCTGGACAATAAGAAACAAAAGTCTTTTTCACACAAGCTTCTACTTTCATTAATTTTTCGAAGTCATTATCACACAAATCAAATAATAGTTTAGTTTGATTCAAACTTCTATTACTAACACAGCTTAACATTACTAATAATTCATCGTTATTCATATTATTTCTTATTTATGGTTTCTAATTTTTTCTTTCTAACATATGATTCAATTACTCTAATATCAATATTATCAAGTTTTTCTTCATCAGTTTCTTCAATATCTCTGATATTTACGTAATCATAAGGATTTCTTTTATTTTTATATTCATTAATTAAAGCATCAAAATTCAAATTCAAGTCATCTTCTAAATTATACATATTATTTCTTATTTATGTTTTTTAATTTTTTATTCCTGACATATCTTTCTATTATACTAAAATCAATTTTATCAAGCTTATCCTCAATTGATTCTTCATATTTAATAGTTTTTTTATATGCCTTTTTACCATAAAATATATTATCACATGAATGAATAAATGAATCTGAAGGAAAATTATTCATAAACTATTTTGATTTTTTAATATTATTTAATTTTTTCTCTCTTATGTAAGATTCTATAACTTTATCATCAATACTATCAAGTTTTTCTCTATCAGTATTAATTTTAGTAATAGTACTATTACTATTACTATCATATGTGATATTTTGTCCTGTTTCAGAATCAACAATATTGTATATCATAATATTATTTCATATTAGGTCTGAAAGACGTTTTTTTGTCAAATCCTTTTGATTCTATTTTTTGAACATTAGTCATAGTATCTACATGTTCCTCTGCAATTGTTCGTTGATATGAAATCCAATCAGATATCATTTTATATACTTCTTCAGGTGAAATAAACGAATTAAGATTTAAATCTTTTAAAATACAATTTTTATGTATGTTTTTATCTGACTCATCGTTTTTTATTGAAAGTATTGGACAATTATATTTATCATTCATTTTTAATGTATCTTTTATGATAAACAAATTAAATGATTCACAATGATACCTGGAAGATTTAACTTTAATAGAAACCTTATCTTTTGGTTTTTCTGTACTATTCATATGATATCTGTAATACCAACTTGAGTGCTTTTCTACAATAGCAAATTGTTTTAATTCTTCACCATAATATATTTTATCACCATTATAGTATGCTTCAATATAAAACCCTCCAATATATAATCTGAGCTTACCTTCTTCAATATCACCATCAGGAAATGCCTTACTAGGAGGAAAATTTCTAAATATTGGCATAGAAAAATCTAACCGATCCAAAACTATTAATGGATCTACTCCATAAATACCTGTTAGGAAGTCATAATAATCTTTAAATTTTGATATAATTTTCAAAATATTAGTGTTTTTGTTTATCCTTTACTAAAAGATGTGATGATACCATTATCAACTTCTAAGTTTAATCTTTCAGGAATATAATCACAAGTGATTATATAATCAATAGAATTTTTTCTAACAACTCTATAATCTATATGATTTTCCTTTAATATTATTATTCCTTCTTCTTCTGTTTTACCTATAATTTTATTCATATTCTATATACTTTATCATAAATTTTTTACCACCAACTTTTGTCTTGAAATATAATCTACTATCAATCATTCTTAAATCTTTTGCATCATCAGGTAATTTACTTTTTAATTCCTCACTGATATTCAACACTTTTTCAATCATCTACATTAATTATTTTTAATTCTTAATACATATTCTTCAATATGTTTAATTTCAAAATTCTCAAAAACTTCTTCTTCTTTTGTTATATTATTATTAGAATTATTATTCAATTTTAATAATTTAATTTTTCTTAAATAATTTTCAACAAAAGTCAAATCATAACCTAATATTTTCATAGTGAATTTAATCTCATTAATATAATCATCAATCATTAAAGGAAAAACTTCAATGTCTCTAACATAATCTTCAATATCAACACCCCAATATGAAAATTTTATTTTTATAATATCTTCACTGATACCAAGTATAATAGCCTTTCTTTTAGATTTTCCTAAATACTCAATCCAAACTTTTTGACCAATTACATATTTAATATCATTATTTAATGATTCAGTCATTATTTATTATTACCAATCAATATCATTACTTGACACAAAATCTTTAATTTCTTGATTTCTATATTTAGAAATAATTTCTTGCCATGTTGGTCTAACTTTCCAAATACCAAGTATATCCACACAATCAACCCATTCATAGTGACTTTTAAAATCTGATACTTCTTCTCTATTATCATTAATCCATTCAACATAATTAAATGATAACGCCATATCTGCAACAAAGCAACCAAGATAAATAGAGAATATAGGTTTTGTAACTTTAAACATATCTTCACTTAGTGAATTTTTATCTTTATATTCTTGAAATAGAATATAATCTCCAAACTGTAATTTGTCACAGTTATCAGAGAATTTATTTAATTTTCTCATAATTTTAATTTTTATTATTCATATCTACGTTTACCAGCACCAATTCCTAAAAATAATCCATCAGCACAGAACAATAATACTATAAATACTGGATCAGTTAATCCTATGGATTTATTTAAAATGAATAGAATAACTAGCAGAAAAGACAAAAATGCAGATGCTGCAAAATAATAAGAAGAATTTATTTTTTTCATGATTTTTATTTATCTATAATTTTTCCAAGAGCAATACATAAACAAGCGCCACCAGAACAAATCAAAAATGATAATATGATAATTTTAAAATAACTAACAGGAGTGTTTTCATTAAGATTTATTCCAAATAACACAAAAAGAATCAAAAAAACCAAACACATTATAAAGTAAATAATAGATTTTTTCATTATTTAATTTTCATTTATTTATTAAATTTCCAATTGCAAATCCTAAACATACACCAGAAGCACAAATTAATAATGACGACATAACAGTATGAAAAACACTGAATGATGTATTCAAATTGATATTTATAACAAATAGAGCAAAAAACGCCAAACACATCATAAAGTAAATAATAGATTTTTTCATGATTTTAATTTTTTAATTATTATATAAAGTCCAAATCCTAAGAAAGTCCCAGATGAACAAATCAATGTTGCATCTAATATAATATGAAAAGGGCTAATTAACATATTTATGTTGATATCTAAAAGTACTAAAAAAGAAAGTACTAAAGAATAAATACAAAATAAAATTCCATTATAATTTTTCATACTATTATTATTTTATCAATACACAAACCAATCATAGCACAAAAATATATAACTGATATTGTTTGAACCCAAACAGAATTCTTAATATCATCATAATGCACATTTTCGTATCTTATATTGTCACTATTCAATATTATAATCAAAATGATTATTCCAATAATTGGAACATAAATTAAAAATTTTTCTGATTTGTTCATAATATTATTATTATTTAAATCTAACTTCAGTATAATGTTCTACACATTTTTGCAATAATTCTGGATGATATTTACTTGCGGTTTGAATTGCGTCCATTTGCATCTCTGGCTTAGTATGCCTTGCTGATGCCCAATCCAAATATGCTTCATAGAAATCTTTATCAGTCTTTATATTGTGATGCCTTGCCACTCTTCTGTGTATTTTAGTAGCAATAATATCGCCTAAGATAAGAATTAGAATCATTTTTTCTAAATCATGAACAATAACCCTTAACAATGAAACTTTTGTTTTTTCAGTTATCCATAATTTAAGAATCGCATTCTTATGTATACAAACTCTTCTAGCTTCTTTATATCTATTCATATAGTTAGTTTTAGATTACAAAGATAATAAAAAAAAGTAGAACTAAATGAATAATTCTACTTTTTTTATAGTTATATAATGTTAATCATCCAAATAAATTCTCAGATATCAATTCAGAGTCATCTCCATTCTCTGCGGTATCTCTACCATATTTGATTTGATTATTATTTTTAGCTATATTCCAAGCTTCTTTTCTATAAACAAATCTTCCAGTTGAAGTTAAAAATCCTTGTTCTTTTCTATTAGGCTCATGAATTTTTTTAGACTCACAAGAAATTTCAAGTTTACTCAATGTATCATAACAATCATTGTGTCTTCTTCCACTAATAATTATATCATTAATATTAATAGCTGAGCATAATATATATTCTTTTTCTTCCATATTTTAAACTATCATACCCTCTAAAATCATAATATCTTTATATTTCTCAAAATCAATTTTTTGACGAATAATTTCAGCTTTTTCACTATACTCTTTAAGTGCTTTTCTGCCCTCTACTAAACACTGATTATGAGTTTTTATAAGAACATCAAATTCTAAACGACCATCTATTACATCTTGACGTTTTTGTTTCGAATAAACTATTAAGTCTGATGTTGAACCTTCTTTAATGATAATTAAGTTCCTAATTGTATCATTTTGACTACCATAACAATTTGAATAACTAATTTCACTTTCAATAATTCCTACTAAAATTGCCATATTATATATTTTTAAATTGTTATAAAGTTCTATCAATTAACATTCTTACATCATCTTGAGAATAAACATATCCATTAAATGCTGTCCTTGAACCAGCATCTTTTTTTATAGACACAGAAACATTGTCATTCAACTTATCACCAAAATATGTACATGTATGTCCTTCATTATTCCAGTTGATGACTGTCATACCTCTTGGTCTTATACTAACTGCTTCACCGTATTGACTATTTTCATCTCCTTTTGAGAATTTGAAGCCAATTTCCTTAATAAATTCTTCAGTAAAAATGTTTAACATAATTATGTAGTTTTAATTATAATCTATTGATTCTTCATCAGCGCCAAGACTTACACAAAAATTTATAAATTCATCACCATCTAATAATTTCTGTGAATTTAACCACTTCATTATTTCTATTCTGATTAATCTCAATTCCTCAATTGGTTTATTTTCAAACCAAACTCCATAAGATGAATCATCAATAGAATGAATTTGTGCTTTCATTTGATATAACTTATAACCGTTATCATCAAGTTCAAATTTTGCTCCTGTTGGACACAATATTCTTAATGTGACTGGATTATATTCCTTATGATACAAACAGCTAGATGTGTGTTCATTTACTTTTTTAACAGTAACTATTTCATCAGTAATAATAAAGTCTCCTTTTTTAGATTTTAATAATTCTCCTACATACCAAGTATTCAAATACTTACCAATTTCTTCCTTATTTAAGTTATAGATTGAATACAAATCAGAACAATCATTATAATTAGATTTTTTATCCTTAATTGTATCAGTTTCACCATATGTAGGAAATTTCTTACATTTAGACATATTTAATATTCCATTATTAGGATAATCAATATCAGATTCAATCTTTACTATTGTTTTTTTATTTTTAATCATGATTAGTTCATATTATTTACATTACACCAATTATTAAATAACTTATCTAATGATGGATCAGATTTAAAAATAATCTCAATCATAAGCTTATCTATAACCATTTCTCCATAATATTGATCTAAATACTTAAAATTCTTTTGAATTTGTAGTCTAGTCATACCAATTTCCTTACACCTATTGAAATATTCAACAAAAGGTGATTCTAATTCAAAACAAGAAAATCCATCCATTAGTTGCATGATTTATATTTTTAATTTTTTATATTGTAAAATAGCAAACACTATGTTGTTTATCATCTGAAATACCTTTATGCATTAATCCTTCTTTAACAAGAATATTTGCAATTTTTATTTCTTCTTCTGACATCAATTTTCTTAAAATACCAAATTCATTAACAGATAGTAATCTATTTTTTACATCTTCATTCATATAATAATTTAATTAAGCATAATAAATTTAATAATAAAATTGAATACAAAGATAATATAATATTATCATACACAAAAATACTTTATTATAATATTATCAATATTAATATAATTTAACGCATTAAATATAAATAATTTTATATTCTGAATAAAATTGAATAAAATATTTGGTAGATTTAAAAAAAAGTAGTATTTTTGCTAATTATTATAATCAAATAAGAATAGTAACATAAAAATATAATATGGAGTATGTATTAATAGTTTATCTATTTGGATTCCTCTTTATTCCAAGAATATTAATTGAAAAAACTGAAATAGTAGATACTATTAAGTATATCAACAGTATTGATGTACAAAATTCTCATATTAAGTATTTAATAATTTTTATGATTTTTAATTTTTTTTGTTTTTTATTCATAAATAAAATAAGAGAGATCAGAAAAATAGATTACTATAAAAAGGCTATTAGATTTTTAGATTTTTATGATTTTGAAAATATGAAAGATGATAGAAAAAAAGATTATATCAGAATGAATAGATATTTAAAATTAAAAAAAATAATATGACACTATTAACATTCATATTATTTATGATATATGTTTTATGTGTTCCTACATGTCCTCATATTTTAATTGAAAAAACTAAGCCTAATGAAATTGAAACTGATGATTGCAAAACTAAATATATTGTTTTATTTTGCGTATTTAATATTTTTTGCTTTTTATTTCTGAATAATATTAGAGAATATAGAAAAATTGATTATTATAAATCTATAGTTTTATATTACACACAGTATAAAAAATCATTTGGAACTACATCATTGTCAGAAAAAAATGAAAAAGAATATATTAAAATGAAAAGATATTTAAAACTCAAAAAATTAAAATAATGTCAATATTCATAATTATATTCATAATTTTATATTCTACTAGCTTTGCATATCTACCGAATATTTTAGACAGAAAAACAAAACCAAAAGAAGATAAAGGATGGTTTCTTGAAACAAAATACAATATTCTTTTTTGCTTGGTTAATATATTCTGCTTTTTTTTCTTAGATAAAATAAGAGAGCATAGAAAAACAGATTGGTATAAAGATAGAATTTTAATGTATGATCAAAATTTTGTAAGAATGTTAGGATTTGAATCTTTATCAAGTAAAAGTAAATCAGAATATCTTAAAATGAAGAGATATTTAAAAATAAAAAAATTAAATGATAAGTCATAAATATGATCATCATTTAGTTCACACAAAGGAACGTTATTTAGAGAGATTTAATATAAATTTATCTGATAATGACTATGATGAACTATGTTCTTTATCATCAAAAGAAAAATCCATAAGAATATCAAAAAATAAATATAGAAGTGTTATAATATTCAATGAAAGATATATTTGGATAACATTTAATAGATATAATTATATTATTACATTATATCCTTTGGGTAAAAAAGAAATATTATCATACAATAACAATGAAATAGATTATTCACTCGCAAGTTTAATATACAAAAAAAGAAATGACAGAAAAAAAGTACTTAAGAAAGCTTAGAAACATGCTTCATCAAGTGAGTCTACATATTTATCCTAATCAAGTAGAAAAAACTTACTTTGATATAATTAAAAAATATGCATTAATATGGCTAAAAATTAAAGAGGATGGTAGCAATAGTGTAAGATATGGATCAAGTTATGTTTATATTGATTTATATAATATTATAAGACAATATAACATAAGTGAAGATATCATTAAACAAATCTACAAGGAAGAACAGATAAAGTTATCTTTACACAAAAAATTTGATAATAAGCAAGAACCAATAGTAAGACGTGACAACAAAGGAGTTAGAATTGGTATGGGATTTGGGGGTAATAGAAATATGACAAGATATCCTAAAAAGAATCGTTCTTTGAAAGTGTGGAAGAAATTCTATGAGATGTTTCCAAGAGAAGCAGAATTAGATAATTGGAATGGTAAAACATCAACTAAAATGAAATAATTTATGTTTGAATATTATAATAAATATATTAATCACATTAATCCAGATAATAGTTATATATCTGAAATTGCTTTTGTTAATACAAATAACACTTTTATATCAGATGAAATAGCATTCGTTGAGTACATAGATGATAATAAATGGAAAAAAGGTATATTCAAAATGACAGATGAATTAAGTAAAATATATCTTGAATTTAGAACAAATTCTAATTATACAAATGAAAGAATAAAAAATATTCAATACTCAAAAACAAATCATTCATACATTAAAATAATTAAAGATAATAATAATCCTCAATTAGAAGGAAAAATAATGATTTTTAAATTTGGAAGAAAAATTTTTGATAAGATAGTATATGAATGTGAAACTCTTAATGATCATGGATATATTATTGATAAGTCATTTAAACTAAATATATCTAGAATAGGAGCATTTCCAAATTTTGATTATTCCCAATTCACTAACAACAAATATAAAATAGAAGATTATAGTTTAGATATTAGAAATGATATAAATTTTAAAACTCTTAGCATTTCAAACATCATCAGAAAAGAAAAATTAAAAGAACTAAGTAATCTATAATCATCAATGAAAACAGGATTAATCATATTAATATGTATATTTTTTTTATTTGAAATATATGCAATGATTTGTTTGATGTCTAAAATATATTTAGAAAAAAGATATGGAAAAAAATATTATGATTTTAGTTTTTATATAACATTTTATCTTGATTCTCCAAAATTTTTATCATATCCTTTTCAAGTAATATTAAGGAAAAAATATGACAATAAATATAATCATTTATATTTATGTGAAAAGATAAAAGGAGAGAGATGGATCCAGCCAACAGATGAAGAAATGATTGAATTAAAAAAAGAACTTAATAAAATTGAAAGAAAAATTAAACTTAAAAAATTAAAATAATATGATAAACACGTTGATAACATTATTAGTAATTGTAGCATCCTTATATGTATATTATATCATAAATTCATTTATGTTAAAAAATAAGCTTAAAAAATATACTCCACAATATAGAGTATATTTTGAAAAAGAGCACATCAAAAAATCACCCATTCTTTACATATTTTTTACTATGTTTATATTTTTATATAACAATTATCACAAAGATGAAATTGAGTATGGCTATCTTAAATATAAAGTTGATTTAATTGATAGAATAAAAAATGATAATTACATTCAAATTACATATCCAAACATGGAATTAGCTATTGAAGGGGAAGGAGAAATAAGAAAAAAAATGAAAAATTACTCATTAAAAATAAAATTAAAGAAAATTAAAAAAATGAATGATGATGACAAATAATATCATATCAATATGCTTCATATCATTATGTTCATATCTCATAATAAATACAATTTCTTTCATTTTATACAAAAGAAAGATAAAAGAAAATTCTGATTTTTATGGTTATTTTTATAATTATATTATCACTGAAAAAAAATTTCTATATATTTTTTTCACTGTAATTATGATAATATACAATAAGTATCATAAAGATGAAATCAAATTAAATTTTTATATTCAAAGAAAGAATGATATGATATATAGTATGGAATATAATCTATGGTCTCATAGAGATTCAGAGTATTATAATTCGGAAATTGCTAAAATGAATAGTAATATTCGTAAAATTGAGTTAAGAATAAAAATTAAAAAACTGAATAAATAAAGCAATGAATGACATTCTTAAATTTAATACAATTAACTTCAAAAAAGATTATACAGGTAATCATAATATAATAAAAGAATATCTTAGCATAAAAACTGAAATCATTTTTAAATATCCAAGTATGGATTTTAATTTACCACAGTTCTATGATAAAAAAATTCCTATATATTTTGTTTATGATAGAAACGATAATTTAAGTTCAAAAGACATAAGAATAGAAGAATTTGATTTTAATAGAATTTATAATGAAAAACTTCAAATTGTAGAATTAGTTGATCATGATATTTTTATATATCAGTCAATTTCAGAACAATATTTTTCTAGCATTTATATATTTCATATAAATTTAGAAAGAAATGAATATCTAAGAAAAAAAATATATTCTCATGATTATAAATTATTCATTTTCTTTGATAATTATCAATTCATAATAAAATTAGTATTCTCTCCTAACATGAGAAAATATAAATTACAAAAACTAAATGATGAAACAGACAAATGAAAAGAGGAGATAAAATCACATCAAACGGTGACACTGGATATAGGGGATTGAAAGAATTCAAAGAATATATCATTCAAGATGTTTTTACTAATAGCTTTAATGAAAAATGCATTAGAGTTAATGGAGTAAATGGATTATATCCTATGAAATATTTTATAACATTAAAACAAATTAGAAAAGAAAAACTCAATAGAATATGTTGGAACAAATAAAAGAATTTACATTTCAAACTGAATTAGATCAAAAAGCATACGTGGTTTATGAAGAATATATTGATATTCAAAGATATGTAACACAATTTGAATTTTATTCATTTATAAAGCAAAAAAAATGTAGTAACATTAAACCTTTTTATGATATTGCTTTAAAGCAATTAAGATTTGATAAATTAATTAAAATATGTACAATAAATTAGATTATATTGCTTATGAATTATTTTTAGATTATGCACTATCATCTTGTGATGGATTAAGATACGATTATACTATTCATAGTTTTGTTAGAGAAGATAAAGATTTTCAGAAAATATATTATGAAAAGGCAGTAATAGTAATAAGAAAAGAAAAACTACTACAATTATGCAAAAAATAACAGATTTAGACGACATTGCATATCAAATATACAGATTACATATAATAATGGAAAATAGAAATTATTATCGTAAATTTGAATCTTTTTGTGAATATAGAGATAAATATTCAAAATATTACTCTGAAGCTAAAATAAAATTAAGAAAAGAAAAACTTGAAAAACTAAACAAAATATGTTCAGTGAATTAGAATTAGAATCATATGAAATTTATGAAAATCATACAAGAATTATTTTTAATGAATATCCAAATTCAATTGAATATTTCATTAAAAATAAGTCTGCATATAAACATTATTATGAAAAGGCAATAATTAGATTAAGAAAAGAAAAACTTGAAAAACTCAGAAAGAATACATAACGAATTAGAAGAAAAAGCGTTTGAATTATATGAAAAATATATAAGAATAAAAAGTTTCAATTATTGGAATATTCTATACATAGACATTAACTATTTTATTGATCATAAGGAATTATATGAATCATATTTTGATGTAGCTAATATTATATTAAGAAAAGAAAAACTCAATAACATCAAAAAATATGCACACTGACTTAGAACAAACTGCACATGAACTATATGTAGATTTTATGAGAACTGAATGGTGTCTCAATTGGTATACAATTGATTTTTTTGTTGAACACAAAGAATCATATCAGGCATATTTCGATGCTGCAGTAAACAAATTAAGAAAAGACAAGCTTTTAAAATTATCGATAAAATGAAAAAAATAATAAAACCAAAGTTTAAAGTTGGAGACAGGGTAGTATATATCAGAAATGGATATAAACAATTAACTAAAAATAATACATATACTGTGTCATATGTTTTAGAATGTGTTAGACCTGTTCAAGATCATATAACTTTAAAAGAAATGGGGGATTTTGATGATTTATTTTACATAAAAGATTTCATTTCTGTTTCAGAATATAGAAAAATGAAATTGATTAAATTATTAGAATATGAGCATTAAATATGGTGATACAGTTATTTATATTGGAATACATAATCCTAATTTCATCAACGGAAATTCTTATATAATTGAGCATGTGATAGATGATGAAAATATAGAAAATTTTCATATCTATTATTATTTAAAAGGAATTGATTTTGAGGTTTGTGATTCTTTATATTTCATGTCACTAAAAGAATATAGAAAATTAAAACTTCAATTATTAGAACAATATGATATATAATGTTGAACAATTTGATAAGATTGTATATGTTGGTGATGATGTTACTAAGTTAACATATGGAAATACATATTCAGTAGAATATAGTTTAACACATGACGTAAATACTTATATAACATTAGATGGATTTAAAGGAGTAGCTGATGTTTTTTATCTTAAAGATTTTATCACAAAAAAGGAATACAGAAAAATAAAATTAAAAAAGTTAAAAAATTTATGAGAGTTAAAGAAGGAGATACAATTATTTATAATGGAAATCGTTATTATGACTTAATTAAAGGAAAGTCATATATAATAGAATTTACTATCAATGATTCTGATTATAATAATTTACCTCATTTTTATTATCATTTAGAAAATAATTCTTCAAATTTTTATGACTCATGTGAGTTCATAACAATAACAGAGAATAGAAAATTAAAATTACAAAAAATTAAAAATTTATGATAAAAATTGGAGATAAAGTAATTTGTATAACTAATAAATGTGATTCTCTTAATAAATTTCAAGAATATACAATAATAGGTGCTTATATTAGATTTCCTAATAAAACATATAGTCACATAAGGGTTAATAATATTACACTAAGAGGATTTGATGATAATACTCATTACGATACAAATTTTTTCATATCATCACAAGAATATAGAAAATTAAAAATAGAAAAGTTATGTTCAGAATAGGAGAAAAAATAGTTTATATGGGTACATGTGATTATTATAGTTCATTAATAAATTTTATGACATATACAATAAATGATTATCAATTAGATTATACACTTACTGATGCTGGAGAATATTTATTATCATTATCAGAAAAATCAGAAGGAAATTTATATTATTCTAATTTTTTTATTACATTAACAGAGTATAGAAAACTAAAATTAACTCAATTATGTTCAGAGTAGGAGAAAAAGTAGTTTATATAAAAAGAACATATTATGGACTTAAATTAAATAGTATATCAACAATTAAAGAAGTTAAAGATTATAGCATATCATTAGAAGATTCTTATATAGGTTGGTGGTTCTCAAAAGATTGTTTTATAACATTAACAGAACATAGGAAAAATAAATTACAAAAATTACAAAATATATCAGAATAATTCCTTACATTTGCACTTTAAATGTTTAACTAAAAATTATTATAAAATGATTGATAAAAATATTTGCTTACCTGGTAATGTATTTATTATAAATAACAAAGTTTCAAAAGTTAATGATAGTTGGAGTACCAAAGACACGCCAGGCTTAAATACATATGAAGTATCAAAAAATGGTATATCAAATTATAACCATATTAATATACCATCAGGAACAAAAATTGAAATCATTAAATTAAAAACAAATGCAGTTCATTTCAAAATTGTTGAAGATGATAATCATTATTATTATTCATTCTGGGCTCCTTTTAAATTTAAAGTTGATAAGATTGAAGGGCAAGAAATAAATGAACCTGATGTTATTCCAACAAGATATAAAATATTTTATAAAGGAAAAGCTCACAAACCAAAATATTTCAATGATCTTGGTAAAGTTAAAGCATCTTTACTTATCACAATTGGATATTATCGAAATCAATATCAAGCTATTCAAAAATATATTGATCGTAATCCTGAATTACAAGATTCTCAAATACCTGAGTGGTGTGAATCTGCTTGTGATACATTTGACAGAGATGAGTGCAAAGATATCGAAATCATGTCATACATTAACGGTGACAAGAAAAATCCTATTAAACTTGATTTTGATATGATGAAGTATTATGATGATTCAATGAGATTGATAAATGTTACTGCTCAGTTTGGACATGCAGCAAGAGAAGTATTTAAGAATGTAATGGACGCCAAAGAGTTCTCTTATATATTAGTTTATTATCCTAATGATTATCGTGATCCTAATAATTTTGAAACCCGTTATGGAAATAAAAATTGTATATTAGATTTTAGTGAACTAAAAGAGGATCAACGTATCAAAGATATACTAAAAGAATCTGGTGTTAAGGGTACTAAGAAAAATACCAAATTTGGAAAAACTGCTATCGCATTTAAAACTCTTGATAGTCTTAAACAAGTCATGCTAAGACTTGAGCCAAAAGAATATCTTATACTTGATTGTGATGGAGATCAATTAGTTGAAAAAAATACAAGATTTGTTAAATTGATAATGCTTCAAGAATCAAATAATGAAGAAGAGTAATTAATGAAAATAGGTGATAAAATTTGTTGTGTATATAATAAGTCTAATGATGATTATGATGATGATTATAATCAATACACCATAGTCAATATTAATAATTATAAAGACATTGAATATTATAATGATCTTCAATTTTATGATGATTCTCTTAATAATAGGCAAGAATTATTAAAAAATAATAAGATTTATACTATACATAAAATTCTTTTACAGCATGGTGATTTACATGATAGTAAATATGCATTTGAAGAGCCAGAACCATATAACGGTTCATCATTTTACGAATTATCTGAAATTTGTGATTATATGTTTAATAAAAAAAGATTTATCACTATACAAGAATATAGAAAATTAAAGTTAAAGAAATTAAATGAAAATAGGTGATGTAGTAATTTTCATAGAAGATGATCATACTAAATATTTAGATGATTATTATTTAAATGATCTAAATTTTTTAATCAAAAATAGTAAATATAAAATAACAAATATACACAAAGATTTTGAAGATGATCATAATAAATATTTATCAATAAAAGGTTTCTCACGATATTTAAATTCAAAAAGATTTATATCTACACAAGAATATAGAAAGCTTAAATTAAAAAAATTAAATGAAAATAGGCGATATAATTTATTGCATTGATAATAGCTCTGATGATAAATATGACGATGATTGTAATCCATTCATTAATAAAGATTATAATTTTGAGAATGAACTATACAATAATAACAATAAGTATAATGATGACTCATTAAAAAATAATACATCCTACACTATTTATAAAATTTTTTTACAATCTGATAGCTCAAAATGGGTGAAAGAAGTATCTGATTCAAATAAAGAAGATGCATTTTTTGAATTGATTGAAATTACTGATTTTTTATTTAACAAAAAAAGATTTTTTACCAATATAGAATATAGGAAATTAAAATTAAAAAATTTAAATGAATATAGGGGATAAATTAATTTATATAGCACACAGTAATAGACGCACATTAGTATACGGTAAAACATATACACTATCCGAAATATGTGAAATGTCTGATAATGATAATTATAATGATTCTGTATGTTTAGTAGAAGAAGAATACCAGAATACTTATTTTTTTATGTCAGATTTTATATCAATTAAAGAATATAGAAAACTAAAATTACAAAAAATAAATGAAAGTAGGAGATGAAGTGATTTATATAAATGATAATCCATATAAATATTCAGATGATTTATATTGGGATGAAGATAATTTTTTAGTTAAATATGAAAAATATACAATATCAGAAATAAAAATGGATATAGATATCACTGATAATTCTTACTACAGTTTAATATTAGAAGGTTGTCATTTAACTTTTAATACAGATAGATTTATGTTACCACAGCATTATAGAAAACTAAAATTACAACAGATAAATGAAAGTTGGAGATAAAGTTATACTTATAGATACATCAGATTATTATAATTATAATGATGATTATAATGATCCATATAATAAAATTAAAATAAATAATACATATGAAATATCACTTATATTAGAGTATTTAAGAATTGGTGGTATTCGTCACCTTACTGATACTGATTTTTGTTATGAAGATACAGAATATTTAGAATTTAGATTTGTGGAATCTGAAACAAGAGGTTATTCATACAACACTAAAAGATTTATATCATTAAAGAAAGAAAGAAAACTTAAATTGCAAAATATATCTGATAAATATGAAAGATAAAGATATAAAATTAAATATGACTGTTAAAATAATATCAAAATACAATAGACATTTAGAAACTTGTGTATTATACAAAATATTAAAAGAAAGAAATCAGAAGTACGCATATGTAACTAAGATACATCCAGGTACATATCCTATCATATATAGTTTATCAGAAGATATTGATGTTGGAGGAGATCATTTTATTGGTGATGATTTTGAACCATACATAAAAGAAGAAAGAAAAAAGAAATTACAAAAGATATATAAACATAATGAATGAGAAGTATATAAAAGTTCATATGAAAGTTAAATTTAATTCTAAAGAAAGATTAAAAACCAATGCATTATATAAAACTTTAATATACAAAAAACAGGATTATGCATATGTGAATTATCTATGTTTTTACGTAAATCCGCATTTATTTATTTTATCAGATGAAATTGATGGAATTGGAGACTATTTTCTTAGTGGAGAATTTGAACCATATATAAAAGAAGATAGAAAAATTAAACTAAAAAATATATTTAATAAATATGAAAGATGATGATGTTAAATTACACAATAAAGTTAAAATAATATCAAAATATAATTGTAAATTAGAAGAAAGTTTGATATATAAAAGAATGATAGAAAAAAATCAATCTTATGCATATGTGACTACAATATATTCAGAACATGTTCCAATCATATATGTATTATCAGATGAAGATGGTAATGATGGAGATTTTTTTCATATTTCAGATTTTGTTGATTATATAAAAGAAGATAGAAAAATTAAACTAAAAAATATATTTGATAACTATGAAAGATGAAGACATAAGATTAAATATGAAAGTTAAATTAAATATGAATAATTTAAATGAAGAAAACGAACTATATTTAATATTAAAAGAAAGAAATCAATCTTATGCATACGTACACAAAAAAGTCTCAGATAATCCACCTTTATATATTTTGAAAGAAGATATTAATGAGGTTCATTATATTCATTTGTTTTATGATGTTGATTTTGATTCATATACAAAAGAAGACAGAAAGATAAAATTACAAAAGATATGTTTAATAAAGGAGATAAAGTAGTTTATTTTGGTTATCGTTATGATAATTTAATATCAGGAAAATCATACACAGTTTCAACAGTAATGATAAATACGAGAACACAGGTAGAATCATTATTATTAGAAAATGAGTCTAATAAAAATTCATATTTTTGTTTCTATTTTATGTCAGAAAAATGTTTTAGAAAAGAAAAATTAGAAAAATTGAAAAATTTAGAATAATATTTGGTAATATCAAAAAAATATAGTATCTTTACATAACAATAGAAAATCAAAAGAATGAATAAAAATGCAACTTTTTTTGGCGGTGCTATAAATGATAGAACGACAACTCAATATAATGATAGTATTCTCATTGGAAAATTCTTAGCAGAGAATGACTACAAAATTAAAAACGGTGGCTATGGTGGCTTAATGGAAGCTGTTTCCAAAGGTGCTAATGAAGCAGGAGGAGAAGTAACTGGCTATACTTGTTTATCAATTGGATGTGCAAGAGGTAATAAATTTTTAACAGAAACAGTTCCTTCTGTTGATATTTATCAAAGATTAAGATTATTGATATCAGATAGTGATATTTTTATAGTTCAACGTGGAGGAATTGGTACATTATCTGAAGTTTTTCTTCTATTAGATGGTATCAGAAAATTAAAAGTAAAGCCAAGAATATTCCTATTTGGAAAAGAATGGAATAATTTATTTGTCAATTTAACTGACTTTATGTCACCTGAACAAATATCAATGATCACTTTTTGTCAAGACTTTGAAGATTTTAAATTAATATTTTGATATGATAAACTTGGTACAATAATTGTATGAAATGAAATGAAAATGTATCAACTTATAACATCAATATTATTTGTAATATTTGCAGTCATTAATGTTCATGCATTAGATAAAAAAACAAAATACAAAGATGATAATAGAGGATTATCAATTAAGTATTATTTAATATTTTATTTTACTAATATTTTTTGCTACTTATTTTTAAAAAAAATAAGGGAAAAAAGAAAATTAGATTATTATATTTATTATTCAAACTATTATAAAAAATATAAAAAATCTCTTGATATTTTAACTAAATATTCTATAGTTGATGATTGTAATGCTATAAATTATAATGAAAAAACTTATAAAAAAATAGTTAGATATTTAAAAATAAGCAAATTAAAAAAATAAACAATAATATAAACCCAAACATGACAATATTGTTATGCTTAACAAAAAAAAAGAAGAAAATTATGAAACATCAACATTAGGTTTTATCATTTGGTAGAGGTTCCCCTTTTATTATTTTTAAACAGTTAGTAATTAGAAGATTTAAACAAATTAACAAATTAATAAAAAATAAAAATAATAAAAATATGAAAACTACATTAAAAATTGATATTAAAAAACTTGCAGAGAATCAATCAAATCTCAGAAATCAAAGAAAAACTATTCACTTTAAAGGTGAAAGAGTAATGGAAGCATGGCAAGCAGATTATCAACATTCTGAAAACAGACATGAATTAAGAATGTTATATGCTGCATATGGAGTACTAAAAGGTAAAACATTTGAAGAAATTGAGCCTAAAAATAAACCTGATAAATTACCTTTATCACAATACAAAAATTCAATTGATAAATTAGTTGAAAAATACAAAGTGGTAGAAGAAATTACAGAAGAGTCATTAGCACTATAAATAAAAAATGAAATTATCTCAAAACTTATTTGAACTTTCAGAAGAAGACATTGAAACATCAAAGATGATGTACAATAAAGTGATTAAATGCTTAGTTGTACCATATCACACTCAAAAACAACTTGAGTTAGATTATTCTCCAAATGTTTTTATGTTTCCTGAAAATGAAATGACAGAATCACAAGCAAAAAAATTCATCTCTATGGTTACCAATTCACCTTTACAGGAATTTTTGATCATCACAAAGAGTTCTAATATCATTTATGATATGGTTGATTGCTGTGTTCGCATTTTAACTGAAAATAATGTGATTATAACTTGTCCAGTTAAGACATTTGCTGCAAATTTATGGGACATATCATTATTGATATTGAACAACAATGAACACCAAATAACTGAAGCTGAAAAGTCTAAATCTCATATAATGATAGGTGATATTATAACAAAAATAGAAAATGCAACTTCTTTTACAGATGAAGAAGCTGATGAACTTTCTAAAACTGTTGATATCATTGGTGATGAGATAATTTCATATAGACTAAAAGAAATGCTAAATGAAAAACGTCAAACAGGATTTAGAAAAAGATAAATTATTTATACTCATTGATAAAAAACTTGATGTCGCTTATGGAGGAGTCCAAGGTGCTCATGCATCATGTCAATGGTTACTTGATCATAAATAGGTACAAACCTGGAATAATCAATATTTAATTTTTCTCTCTGTAGAACTTGAAAAATGGATATTTAAGTTAAATCTTAAAAAATTAGATTTCACAGTTTTCTATGAACCAGATTTAGATAATAAACCAACTGCAGTAGCAGTACATGGTAATGATTCTCTATTTCGTAATTTAAAACTATGGGGAGCTTTATAAGCTCCCCATTTTTAATCAAAATTGCTTATTTCGTCCAATGGTAGGGCTATAGACTCTAAATCTATCTATGTCGGTTCGAGCCCGATGGTGAGCACAAATATATTTTTCATGTAATATGTTTATTTTTTTTAGAAAAGGATTGAAATTCACTTCAATCCTTTTTTTATTTAAAATATTTGCATATTCAACATATAATTAGTATATTTGTATCTTATTTTAAAACTTATAAATAATGATAGTACAATGTTCAATTGAAAATCCTAGTCATACATTAGAAACAACTAATAATACTTTTTATGATAATACATATTCTAATGCTATTGTTGAATTTAATAACATGCTGGATAATGCAATATCAATAAAAAATAATGGTGATTATTTGGGAGGAATATTATGTTTTCTAAAAGAAATACATAAAAATACATCAATTGGATTAAAAGGGACAAAAGACTTTATTGACATTTTGAGAATGCTTAGAATATTAAATGATTCAAATCCTATATCAATAAGTGATGAAATATATTCAATAAAAGGCATTAATATATCTGAATTGTTTTATATAATAGAAAACAATCAAGATAACAATATGAAAAATTTAAGAACATTCATAAGAAAGAAAAAACTCAAAGAGATAATGGAGAATGTTTAAAGCAGGAGATAAAGTTTATTTTATTAAAAGATTATCATATAATCTTAGTTTATCATATGATAAAGAATTAACAGTAGGATTAATTATTGAGAATCGTCATAATATTATAAGAGGTTACCCTTCTAATACTACAATTCGAATATTAGATACAATTGGAGGTGATTATTATGAACAACAATTTATATCATCAAATGATTATTTTAATCTGAAAAGGAAAGAAAAATTAAAAAAACTCAAATATATTCAAAGAAATAATGGAAAATGCTTAAATATAATGATAAAGTATATTTTATTAAAAGTTTATGGTACAATATAGATTTACCGTCTAATACTGAATTAACAATATCTCATGTATTTCGTACTAATCATCCTCTAAAAAAAGGAGAATGGACTACTGTAATTAAAATAAGAGAAGATACAAACGAAGATGATTATTATTCATATCAATTTTTGTCATTAAAAGAATATAGAAAAGAAAAATTAAAAACGATAGAAAGACATGAATGCTTGGACTAAAAAACATAATGTGTTATTCAATTTTATTGATAAAAAAATAAAATTAGATAGTGAAAAATTTAATCTAATATCATATAAGATTGCAAATAATTCAACAGATTGTATAGCAATAAGAGTTATTTATTGTAATACTTCAATATCAAGAGAAGTTATTTTTTCAAAGATAATAATATATCTTAATGAATATGATATTTTTGTTAGAAAAACAAAGATTGAAAATTTATCAAAGATATGAGTTTGTTAACTTGGTTGAGAAATGGTACTAAATATTTTAATTTTATAAATCATAGTATAAAAAAAGATAATATCTTATATGAACTTATTTCATATAAGATATTATGGACAAATGATCCTGAAATAAGATTTACTATAAATTATTATCCTAATGATGATATTGGAATTATCACATATAGAAATATCAAATTCTCAGATAGAACATTTTTATTAAAAGATTATGAAAAATTTATTAGAAAATATAAATTAGACAAATTAAATGGAAATAAAAAGAAAGGAGATGATGATTTATATACTAAATCATGATGAAATATTTACTCATAATACAGATTATCAAATTGATGATATAAAAATTTTCAATAAATCGAATCATGAAAGATTTTTAATTATGATTACATATTTAGTTTCTGATAATAATTATACCATGATGAGCTACAATATTAATTCTCATCATTATCTAAAATTTTTAAGAAAAATGAAATTATCTAAATTAATCATATGATTAAAATAAAAGCGACATTTGATATAAAGACATACTCGTCATATAATACTAATATGTTCAGAGAAGAAAATATAAAATTCAATTATAATTCAATGTCAAATTTATTTAATATAATATTGAATAAATTAGTTGAATATAAAAATAGAGATGTTTATTTCTGCTCCATTAATGGACTAATAGGAATAATGAAAGTTGAATTGAAATCTATAAATGAATCTGATTTAGATGATTTTTTTACAATTTTTCAATATGTTTTTGATGTTTTAGATAATAAGAGAATTGTATTTGGAGGATGGTATCATTATATAAATCAGGATATTAATGACATTGAAAATATTACTATGCATCAACTTCATCAACTTATCAGTAGTGATGAATATAAGAAAAGATTCACCAGAAAAATAAAGTTACAAAAATTGTCAAGTTTATGATACCAACATCAATAGTAGGAGACAATGAATTAAATAGATTAAAAATAGAAGGTAATAGATTTCTCAAAGAATATCCTCATTATTATGATAGTTATCACCTAAATTTATCATTTAAAACTATATTAAATAAATTAATAGAATATAATTCAAATAATGATGAATTTAAAAGTAGAAGTGGATTAGAATATAAATTAATTCAAGAACTTAAATTTGATGGCTGTGTATTTAATGGAGATGTTCATAATTTTTTAGATTTATATAATTACAAAAATTACATATTTAATTTTCGTAGATTATCAAATTATGGCTCTCAAAGAATAAATGATGACATCATTAAACTAAAAGATTTTGAATTAGAAGATTTTCTATATCTAATCAATAATGATGTAGATTATAACATTATCATAAGAAGAAAAAAACTTAAAACATTATCAAAGTTATGATAGAATATTATAATGTAGATTATACAATGTCAAGTCCTAATGAAGACATACATGATAAACGAATATACAGTATCATTAAAAATCATGTGGAAAATTATATAATAATACACAAAAAAGCACCTCATATTTATGTCGGAAAAGATTGCATTAATTTTCTATTATTTAATGAGCATTTTATAATGAAATCTATAAAATCAGGGGTACCTTATATTGGTATGTTATGTGGCTGTTATGTTTATATATCATTTGATGAATTAGAAAATAATGATTTATATTTATCTCCACATGAAATAAATTTCAAACAATTTAAAAGGAAATTGAAAATTGAACAACTAAATAATTCATTCAATGAAAATAATAAAGTTTGAAGTTGAAATATTTGATGATGTAAATAAAAACACTAAAAATTTTTATAAATTACTATTCAAAAAATTACGAAAAGAATTCAAAAATAGTGAAGTTGTTGTTGTATTTAGTATTGATATGATGTCAAAGTTAAATAGTATATATTGCAAAAGGAAACCACTTATAATGTATCAGACAAATGATAACATAAAACCAAATGATATATTTATTTATACATATTGTGAATTTGTTTATAATGATATTAATTCAACAGAATCTATAATATTAAAATATTACAGAAAAGAAAAACTTAAAAAAATATGCTCAATTCAGGACATAAAATAGTATGCATCAATAATAGTAATTTATCAGATAGATCAAAATTATTATTAAACCATATTTACACAACAAAAAAAACATCATCATTTTTAGGTAAGTCTAAAAAAACAGAATCAAAAATTGGTTATAGAGTTGAATTAGAAGGAAATGATAATTATTATTTCGAGTATAGATTCATAACATTAAGAGAATATAGGAAGCAAAAACTAAATAAATTATGTTCAAAATAGGAGATAAAGTTGTATGTATAAATGATAAAGGTGTAAATAAAACAGACAATCCTTTTTCTTTTAATAAAAAATTAGAAGTTATTAAATACAACAACTATACAATAAAATCAATAGACACAACTTATTATACTTGTAGAGTGGGACTATATGAACTAATTGAATTCTATTATGCAGATAGATTTATACTATTAAAAGATTATAGAAAACAAAAACTTATTAAATTATGTTCAAGTCAGGAGATAAAGTAGTTTGTATTAATAGAGATTATAGAAAAAAATTCAATTTAACTAATAAATTATATAATGTATCATCATTTATTAAATCAGATAAAACAATTTATCAACATGATTTAATAATACTTGATAATGAAAGATATGGACATTATGCAAAATATTTTTTAACATTAAAAGAATATCGAAAAGAAAAACTTATTAAATTATGTTCAAGCCAGGTGATAAAATAGTTTGTAATGATAAAAAATACAGAGAAGATAATAATATACCTAATAAAATATTAGAAGTTATAGATTATCCTGATGAAAATTTCAAAATGTATTTTGAAAAAGCAGGACTTATTACAATAAAAGAGTTGAAATATGGATATCCATATCACAAATTTATATCATTAAAATATCATAGAAAAATACAAATTATCATATTAAATCTAAATATAAATGATAAGTGATTCAAATCTTTTTGACTATATAGAAAATCTAAATCTCAAAAAATCTAAATCTGGATGTGACAAATATCATATCATTAATAATGATTATATGATATGCATTGAATCTTCTGTAAATGTTTTTTTAATTGATAGAAAAACTAATATGTATAAAGATAAATATAAATTTATTTCTAACATAAAAGAATTAAAAAATGTATACAAATTAAAAACAGGTAAAGATATAGAAATTTTAATGAGAAAAGAAAAACTTAAACAATTAGAATTATGTTCAAGCCAGGTGATAAAGTAGTATATGTAAATAATATGTTCAAGCCAGGGGATAAAGTAGTATGCATCAATAATGATTTAACTTATAATTCAGAATTGATATTAAACCAAATTTATATTATAAATTCAATTTGGGAAGATTATGTTGGAATAAAAAATAAAAATGGATATTCTGAATATCTTGAGAGTAGATTCATAACATTAAAAGAATATAGAAAACTAAAACTTATTAAGATATGTTCAATCAAGGAGATAAAGTAGTATGTATAAATAATAGTCACACAATAAATAAAAAATTATTATTAAATAATATTTATACTATTAATTCGATATCTAATTTATCTAATGGTGATTATGTCGGTATAAAAATAGATAATGATTATTTTGAATTCGATTATAGTAGATTTATGCTATTATCAAAAATTAGAAAAAATAAATTAGAAAAAATAAAAACATATTCAGAATAAGTTATAAGTTAAAAAATATTAATATTTTTAATTATTTAATGTAATCTAATTTATATTATTTATCTTTGTATAATTAAATATAGTATTAAAAATGGCAAAAATAATAGGAATAGACGAGTCAAAAGCAAAAAGAATAACATGTTATGATTGTGGAGCAATAGTTGAATATTTTCCAAATGAAGTTATTAGTAGAGTAGAAGAAGAAGTATATGGAGGAGGTTCTGATGTGTATCATTATTTAACTTGTCCAAATTGTAAAAAATTAATGAAGTGGTGTTAATAAAAAAAAAAAATGGAATTCACAAGAAATTATGACAAAGAGTTGGATGAATTAGATAATGAATGTTTAATGACAATTTCACAATTTGATGAAGAGTTAAGAACAGGAATGATAGACCAATATGATGGACATGGTTACTATGTAAAAAATGGTAAGAAATCAACAGAATGTGAAGCAATATCATCATTATTTAATTTTGATGCTACTCATGTAGTTTGGTATGGACAATAAATCTAAATAGAACAATTAAATGAAACAGACGATAACAATAGAAGACTTGAATCTTATAGTTGGTAAATTTATAATTGAAATTAATACAGAAGAACCTAATCTCAAATTAACTGCTGATAAAGTTGATTTGGAATTCTATTTTGCAAAAAGAATAAATTTTATAGCTTATGGAGGAGATGGAATAATAAGAATTGACTTATATGGCAATTCATCAACTACGACATGTGAAAAATTTGTAGAATGGTTTAATGATTATGTTGGTAATTCAAAAGGAGAAAGGTTTCACAGACTGTTATATAATAAGGAATTAGATTTAATATTCAATTTCATTAAAACTAGAAATTATTAATATGATAACTGAAGAACAATACATTGAAGCTAAGGAAACAGTCAGAAAATTTGAAGAACAATCATTTGATGTTGCTGTTGAGAATAGAGTCAGAAGAATTGAAGAATTTTGGTTCAAAGAAATTCCAAATATTACATTAAATGTAAGAATACTGGTTAAAGATGATGGAGAAGCTTATTATAGTGGATTTGGAGGATTTCCAAATAATAAAGATTGGTATATCATAACTGAAGGAGAATATAAAAACAGACTTATATTAAGAGGAGTTTGTAATAAAGTTTAAAAATGAAAATAGGAGATAAAGTTATATTTAGTGATGTTTTTTATGAACATCATAAAGATATGACTGAAAATAAAAATAGTATTTTCACAATAAGTTTTGTAAATTATTACAGTGGAGTTGTCAATTTACACGAATTTTCAAATTTTAATTTTGGGTATATTCATTTAGTATTATTATCAGAGAACAGAAAAGAAAAATTGAAAAAATTAAATAATATAAAGATATGAATAAATTCGGAGTTATTTTAGCAAGGATTCAACCAGTACACAATGGTCACATGGCATTAATCAAAAAAGCGTGTGAGGAAAATGAATCAGTAGTAATACTAGTTGGAAGTGCAAATAAAGTTGATTCAAGAAATCCAATTCCAGTTAGCATTAGAATTGAGATGTTAAAAGATGCATTAAAAGAAGCTGATTTAATTAATAAATGTAAAATTGTACCATTAGATGATTTAACTACAGAAAGTGATAATTCTATTGAATGGGGGTTTTATCTTTATACTAAAATAGTAGATCAAATTAAAGATAGCTGCTTCACAATGTATTATTCTGATGGATTTGAAATTATTACTAAATGGTTTCCAGGATTCATGTTCAAAAATAATGTATCACTTGTTCTATTAGCAAGAGGCACGGTTGAAGATGGCGTGTCAGCCACTGATGTTAGAAAGGCTATATTAAGCAATGATGCAGATTTGAAAAAAATAGTACCAAAATCAGTTTATATCAATAGAAATACTATTAAATCATTCATTGAAATGAATAAAGAATGAAAAATATTTATATAACAAATTATGAACTTAATAATTTCACTGAAGAACAATTAAGTAGATTAGTTTTTATTTATTATGATGGGCAAGGAGACACATCTTGTTTATTATGGAAAGATTTCATTAAAATATCAGAAGAATGGAAAGTAGAGAGTGGAGTAGAATCTCCAAAAAATTCAGATAAATTTGATCTTTTTTATAATGATTGCGGACTAAATTGGAATATCAGCGAATTTTTATATTTTGATTTTGATAATGAATACAAAAGAATTAATTTCAAAGAGTAAATATTATGACACAAGATCCATTTGATACCAATGAATTCAGAGAAATACACATGGAAATGTGCATTGACGCATGGAATGATCAATTTCTTGGAATAGACTATTTAAAACCATTTGAAGAAATTATTTATGTTCATTCTAATATAGAAGAAATTGAAAGATATATGTCTGAATATAAAGAAAAATATGGTACTAATCTGAAATATAGGTTAGATAAAGGATGTTCATATATTTCACAAATAAAATAAAGTTAAAAAATAATAAGATATACAATATAAATCAATTATATTGTATATCTTTGTGTATTATAAATTATTCAAATAAAATATTATGAATAAAGAAGAATTAAAAGAATTTTTGAAAGAGAATTTAAAAATAGAAATAGAAACTGTACCACATGAAACAGGTTATTGCAGACCTGATTCTTATGGTGTAAAAGTAAGTATCATTTTATGTGAAGAAGTTATATCATCAAGTGAATCAGACGCATTAAATTAAATATTATGAATACATTTTATTAAAAAAACTGATTATAATCAGTTTTTCATATTAATATATACAATAAAAAGTATTAATATGAAATGTATAATTTGTAGTAAAGAATTTAATTTTAATAATCATTTAAAATCTCATATAAATAAAAATCACAATATAGATAAATTAACAAATGAGTTAAATTATTTAAAATCTCAATCTAATATATCAGATGAAAATTTAAATGATATAAAAGAAATGTATATTAGTGGATATAATTCATATGATATAAAATTAAAATATAATATCAATTGTTCAAATTACATTGAATTATTAGGTATAAAAAGAACTAATAGTGAAAGTAAAAAAACTTTAATTTATAAAAATAAAATTGAAACTACAAATATTAAAAAATATGGGTTTAAAAATCCATCTTCTTCAAAAGAAATAAAAAACAAAGTAAAAAATACATTTATTAAAAATCATGGCTATGAAAATAATTTTTGTAACAAAGAAATACAAAATAATGCACAAAAAAATATAGATTACGATAAATGTCAAAAAACATTAATACAAAATCTAAAACTTAAATATGGTATAAATATAACTAATGTAGCACAAATACCTGGTGTAGGTGATAAAATATCAAAAACAAAAAAATTAGCATTTTCACATATGAGTGATGATGATCGTAGAAAATTCACAGAACATGCAAGATCTTATGTAAAATATATTAGTTCATTAGAATTAAGAATACAATCTATATTAAATGATTTAAATATAGAATACACTGCAAATGGGTTTTTATATCGTTATAATTTTGATTTTATTTTTAAAAATAAAATCATATTAGAAATTCAAGGAGATTTTTGGCACGCTAATCCAGATATGTATAATGAAAATGATATTATATTAAAAGGATTATCAGCAAATGATTTATGGAAAAAAGATGAAAGAAAAAAAATAAAAGTAGAATCTCATAATTATAAAATTTATTATTTATGGGAAAATGAAATAAATAAAATGTCTGATGAAGATATTATAGATTATTTACATAAAATTTTATGTTAAATAATTTTTTATTTACAATAATATGATTTATCTTTACATTAAAATATATAAAAATTAAATATTATGAATATAGATAGGAAATTAGCAACAATTCAGGTAATTAAAGACATCTCATCAATAAAAGGGGCAGATAGAATAGAGGTTGTGAAAATTCTTGGTTGGAAAGTAGTTGTTGAAAAAGATAAATTTAAAATAGGAGAAAAAATAATATATTGTGAAATAGATTCATTACTTCCTATTACTGAAGAATATGAATTTCTCAGAAAAACATCATATATTAAAACTGAAAGTCAAGAAGGATTCTTACTTAGAAGTATTCGGTTGAGAAAACAAATATCACAAGGTTTAGTATTACCTATAAATAATAATTTAATAGAATTACCAATTGGATATGATGTGAGTGAATTTTTGAATATTATAAAATATGAAGTACAAATCCCTGATGAACTTAAAGCTGATGTTGTTGGACCTATTCCATCATTCATTTTAAAAACAAATGAAGAAAGAATTCAATCTTTATCAGATGATTTTGATGAATGGAAAAATGAAGATATTAGTTTCTATGAAACAGAAAAACTTGATGGCAGATCTACTACCATGTATTTACGTAATGACGTATTTGGAGTTTGTGGTAGAAATTGGGAATATAAAAGAAATCCAGATAATTTAATGTGGAAATTCGCAATTGAAAATAAAATAGAAGAAAAATTAAGAGCATACGGTAAAAATATTGCAGTACAAGGAGAATTAATAGGCTCTGGAATTGAAGATAATAGATATAAATTAGATTACAAAACTATTAAATATTTTAGAGTGTTTAATATTGATGAATATAAACTCGAAGATTATGATTCTTTTGTTCATATAGTAAAGAATGTATTAATTGCTGACACTGTTCCTTTGATTTGTAATGAATATAAATTACCAAATACTATTGATGAATTATTAAAACATGTTGAAGGTAAATCTGTATTAACAACTACATCAAAACGGGAGGGAAGTGTATTCAAATCACTTGATTCATCAATAAGTTTCAAGGTTATCAACAATGAATATTTAATAAATTAATAACATATAATACTGATAATCAAAAGATTACGGGAAGAATATTTATATATTTATAATATATATCATGATCTTGCATCTTTTTTATAATATGTTTAATATTAGTAATTTACAATGGTAGAATTTAGATTTAAAATTAGTGATGAAGCATTCAATTTGTTATTAATAATTAGCAAAGAAGGATATGTTGAATATAGAGATACAGAATATGAAACTATAGAGGAATTTGAAAAAAGTGGAAATGTATCAATGAATCTTAATTCATTCAAATCAAGAAATTGTAATGGAACTCTTTATTTAATTCCTGAACTATATAAATATAATTTTATTTGTGATGTTGAAGATGCTTGGCATATTTCATATAGAATTTCTGATTTAGGAAAATCACTTCTTGATAATTTAATTAGAAAATTGAAATTAGAGAAAATAGAAAGCAATGATTTATAACGAGTCAATCAGTTTATTGTTTACAATTTATAGATCAGGTTATGTAGAATATAAAGATCCAGAATTTGAAACTATTGATGATTTTAAAAATTGTAAAGGTAAAAAGTTTTTAGATTTTTCTGGAAAACTTATGACATTAGAATCATTTAAAAATAGAAATTGTGGAGGTACATATTATTTAATAAAAAAATTATTAGATAATAAAATGATAGAATCTGATTATGATTTAAAATTTAATATGTATAGAATATCTGATATTGGAAAAAGAATTCTTAAAAATTCAATTAGAAAATTAAAAATAAAACAAATAGAAAATTATAATGTTAAATAGAAATCCTATTAACATAAGTGATGATGCACTTAAATTATTAATACATATTCAAAGTAAAGGATATGCAGAATATTCTGATCCTGAATTTGAATCAGTACAAGAATTTGAAAAGTCTTTATCTTTTATGACAGTTGAAGAATTCAAAAAAAGAAATTGTGGAGGTACATTATATTTAGTTATGGAATTATTATTTTATAAATTAGTTGAGGGTGATTGTAATAGATATAATGTAGGATATAAGTTATCTGAACTTGGTAGAAATATGACAGTTAAATTTATTAGAAAAGTTAAATTAGAAAAATTAGAAAAAATATGAAAATAGTAATAGTGAATGGTAGTAATAGTTGTTGTTATAATTTAAACTCTGATGTAATAAAAAGATATTTTGAACTTTCAAAATTTGATAGACCTTATTTTTACATAAGAGAATTGGGTAATCACTCAATTGTAAAGAGAAAAGTTAAACATATAAGAGTTGATCCTATTGATAATTATTTTGATGTATCATTACATGATTTAGGTCCAGAATTGGATTCTGAAGAAAAATTATTTACTGATGAAAATTATTTTGATATATCATCAATTTTAAGAGATGATGTTAATTTAGTTACTGCAGTAGAAGAATTAAAACCTGATAACTTGAAAGTTGTTGAAATTCCAGAAGGAGTTAATTGGTATATACGTGAAGAAGATAATGGATTTGAGTCAATAGAGGAATCACATAGATCTTGGTTTTAATTTTAAAAAAATTATATGAAAAAATTATTTTTATTCGGATTTTGTTTTTTATTATTTAGTTGTACTGAAAAAATAAATTGTGATGGTAAGGTTTTTGATAATTATGATATGTATGTTGATTACTCTATAAATCAATTGAAATCTCCAGTTACAATAACATCTATTTCAACAAAAATTTACAAGACTGATATTACTGATACATTATATTCTATTGTAGTTAGGGATTCTAAAAATACAATACATTTATATAACTATAATTCCGATCTTGTTAATGTCATAGCAAGAACTCACAACGTTGGTGATACTATACGATAAATTAAAAAATTATGAAAAAATTATATTTATTTGTTCTGTGTTTATTTTTATTTAGTTGTCATAAAATAAAATATGATGGACAAGATTTTACTAATTATGATATGTATGTTGAATATTCAATAAATCATTTAAAATCTCCTGTTGTAATACAATCTATTTCAACAAAACAATATGATAGTTTTCATCACGGCTCTTATACTGTATATTCTATAGTAGTTAAAGATGCTGAAAATAAAATTAAATTTTATGATGAAAATTCAGATATTATTGATGTTATAGCAAAAACTCATCATTTAGGTGATACAATAAGATAATATGAAAATTACAAAAGAAATGATGTATACCTCAATTACAGATTTTTTAGAAGAAAATAACTTCAATAAAATTGATGATTATAATTGTAGTAATGAAAAATGTAAAATTATTATAGTTACTGATGGTGAGATTCCTTTTTATATCGTCAGAGATAATGATAAAGAAAACGGTGATGATTGGTATAGTGACAATTTAAATATTTACACTCTTATCGGTTATTTAACTTATTATGGTTATATGAATAAAAATTATAATCAATTAAATCATGAATGATATAGTATTATTATGCATATGCATACCACTTGCTGCATTTTTTATATTTTTAGTAATATCTAATATTTTTGGTGAAAATAGTTATAGTGGAATTGGAGGATTTAAGCCACCAATATCAAATAAAGATTAAAATTCAAATTAATTAAATTATGGATTATACAGCATTTTATTACGATAAAAATTTAAAATTAATTTCTTGCGAAATTTTAAGAGATAGGATATTGAGTAATGTAAAAGCAGAAGCAGATACTAATAAACCAGTCAAATGCAGAAAAGTTATTGTACGTAATGGTACTAAAATATCAGAATATGAAAAAGTAGCTAGTCTTATTTACATGTATAAAGGAGGTGCATCAACTAGGTATGAGAGAGCAGTTCTTAAATTAGCTATTATTCAGCTTAATAGTGGTTGGAAATCTAAAGAAGTTGAGAATTGGGTATGTGAAACTTTGAAAAGATTTAGAAATCATTATAAATCAGAACAAGTCAAGTAAATTGAAAAACTTTTTCTTAGTTAATTTAAATCTTAATCTATTTAATTGAATTAAAAATTCACTTTTTGTCATTAAAGTATTAGTTTTTCCAGATTTTCCAATAGTGTGGTCTAATTTATAAGGTATTGACTCTTTTAGATTATTTCTAAATGTTTCATTTTGTTCAAATAAACAATCATATGACCTTGTTATAAGATTATAATAGTCATTAGATTGTCTATTTATTGGAGTAGATATCCAATATAATTCTTGCTTATCTATCCAATCTAAACATTGACCAGCTTTCCATGCTTCAAATCCTGATAGTTTCCATATACTCTCTTTAATTTGTATGTCTGGAGTCCTTAATGACTGTATAAAGCCTTCGTATGAAGCCATAGATATACCGTCAATCTCGAATTCATATGGATATAAATTGGATAGTTTTTTCTCTAAACCTTCCATTCTAAATTTAATATCTAATGTTTCCATGCTATATTATATAGCATAAAAGTAAAAAAGTTATAAAAATGAGATATAGTGAATCAAAAAAAATTATTGATGATATTAAAGAATCTATAGTTGAAATAAATGAATATGAAAATGTAGATAATTATGTAAATGAAAATTATCAGATGTATCTAAGAAATGGAGAGCCTGATGATAATACATTAGACACATCATATTATTATAAAATGTTAAAAGAAATAGAAAATGATAAAGAATTTGAATCTAAATTAAGATTTGTTCTTGATCATTTTGTTAAGTGTAAAATGTAAAATATGATTGATGAAAAACTTATAATATCAGAACTTCAATATCATGAAAATGAATTATTTATATTTGAAAAAAATCATTCAGATAGTAATGGAGAATTATATGACAATGATGATTATAATTCTGAGCATTATGACGAATTTATTCATATTCTTGATTCAATAGATAAGTGTCATGCTAATTTCTCTCGTTTGGTAGAATTAAATTTAAAATCTAAATTAAGAATAGATAAGTTAAATAAAATAAAACTCAATGGATTATAATGAATATAAAATTACTGATTTAGATCAAAAAGCATATAACTTATATTGTTATGTTGATGAAAATGAACCATATATGGGAGAACATCATAACTTTTTTGATTTTATTAAGGATAAATCTGATTATTTAGAATATTATTCAAAAGTTAAAAAAGATATTAGAAAAAATAAGTTAATACAATTATCAAAAAAATGTTATGATTAAAAGTAAAAAACTTGATATTGAAAAACTAAAAGATATTTATAGATATAATTGTCTTTTATTATATTCAGATTTACAATCTATTAGTATAATAAATTCAAAAATTTTTAATACTTTATTAAATAAAGTAATAGAATATCAAAAAAATGATTTGACATTTGGATCATTGGATCATTTATCTACAACATTAAATGGAGATATTTATAAAATTTCATATTCTGAAATTTGTGATTTTATTGCAATCATAGATTTGAAGTTTTACTTTTTTGAAAATGAGGATTTTTTTAATTTTAGAAGAAGAATAAACAAAGATTTTTTACAGTTATCTCATTTAAAATTATCTGAATTCATAATCATTTTAAACAATGATGAAAATTATGATTCTTATTTAAGAAAGAAAAAAATAAAAGAATTAAATTATATTTCAACAAATTGTTTGCCAATTTGATTTTTTTTATTATCTTTGTTTTTGAAATTTAAAAATATTTCAATTTATGTTTAATTTAAAATAAAATTATTATGAATTTATTAAATGTTACACCAACAACAAGCGTATCAGCTTCAGTAAAAAACACTGAAAAAAGTCAATTATTAATAGATAAACTGAATTTGATAGACTCTGATTTGAAAGAGTTTATGTTGACATTAAAAGTATTAGAAAAAGCTCATATTATTCGATCTAATTCCTATTATGATGAATCTAAGACTTGTTTTTCTACTAAAAGAGAAATTTTCAAGAATTTAGGATATTCAATCAACGAAAAAGTGAATGAATATAATAATATTTTAGGTAGTTTGAAATCATCTAATATTAAGGTTCCTGAAAACTTAATAAAATATAATTTAATAAAAAATGAAAGAAGTTCATCAGGAGATAGATATGAACAAGTTGAAATAGAAATAGACAAAACTTATAATAAATATCTTAATTCAAGGTTAAACTCGAAATTGAGTTCTATTGTTGAAATAGCAGAAACATTTGGATTTATGATTCTTCCATTAGAATTAGCAAAGAATTCAATTTTAACTTGTGATCCAAAAAGAACTTCAAAAGATATTGAATCTGCTATTAACAACTACAAAATTGCTAATTCAGAACGAAATTTATACATTTTATGTCCAATTGGGTTTTATGATTTTGAAAAACATGTAAAGAGTCAAAAATACTATGATGTATATTTTCCAAATTCTTTATCAATGGTTAGTATGAATGTTGGTATGAATTTACCATTATTCAGAAGTATGTATGAAACTATGGTGAATCTTGGTAATAGAGTAGATGCACTTGAAAATTCCACAAAAGTTTTAAAAGAACAAGTAAAAGGAATAGAACAAAATATTAGTAGAATACAAACAGAGCTTGAAAAAATATCAAAAGAACAAATTCGTCAGCAGCAATTAGCCATTCAGCAAGCAGAACAGATTCAAACATTAAAACTTGAAGTTCAGCAAGCTTTAGCAAGAAGAGAAGATCCTTTATTGTTTTCTACATCAAGTATCATAACTGATTTTTCAGAAGACGAACATTGTGACGTTGCATTTGCATGGGGTACAGAATTTCCAAAAGAATTTTTGGAAATGATGAATATTAAGGGAGTAAAGAAAAATAATTATTGGCTAAAATAATATGAAATCTTATGAGACTTGGGTATTATATGAAATAAGTTCATCTGAAATAATCGAAGTTTTTTTAGATAAAAATAAAGCTGATGAACTTTATGATATAAAAATTAAAGAATATAAAAATAAATATCGGATAAATTTTTTAAATTTATCCGATGAACAATATGATGAACACTTTAATATGTATATATCACATAATATTATTATTGTGATTACATTGAAAAATGCTATTGACAATATTAAAGAAAGATTAACTGATTATTTTGAATCAATCATTAATCCAAATTATAATTAATTAAAAATAAAATGAATAGAACTTTTATATTAAGAGAAATAGAAAATATTAGAACAGAAACTAATAATTTTGAGGGAGATGAGTTTAAAGAATTATCACATGGTATTATACATAACAATGCTAGTGAAATAGATTTTAATGCACTTGATGATCATGAATTATCATTCTTATATAAACGATTAATAGATCGATGGAATCCTTCATTTTCTGAAAGTGGTGTCTGTAAATGTGTTTGTGGTGGTAATGCTGAAGTTAATTCTGATTATACTGACACATTATGTTATTCTGGCTATGCTTATGTTAAATGTAACAAATGTGGATTAGAAATGAGTGAAAAATCTAGTAACATAGGTTATGATGGAGTAACATTAGACTCATTGAAAAATTTAGTTTTAGAACGTTGGAACAAAGTAATTAATTGCAAATGCTAGATATACCAAGATTAAAATCTCATATGAGCAATGGTGAAATAGAATATGTTATGTGCTCAGCAAATTGGATTGATGATGATATTGATTATTCACACAAGCCATATAATATTGATAAAGGTTTAGTTTTTGGTGGTATTCGACACGGTAGTATATTTGAGATGACTCAAAGAATATATCCTCATGATGAATATGGTAATAAAACAATTCAAGGATTTCTAACTACAAAAAATAGATTTTTAAATCGAGAGGATGCATTAGAATTAGTAAAATCAAACGGTCAATTAAAAAAAGAATTGTTAGGTAGTGAATTACAATCAGAAGATTTATGGTGATAGATAAAAATATAATAAACGTTGGAGATAGAAGAATCAAAATAGATTGTATATTTGGATATTATCTTACAGATGATACTACTCTTATAATTGAAAGAATAACCATTGAGGGAATAAATGAAATTGAAATTGAATTTGATAGATCATCAAAATGTAAAACAGCTTTATCTGAATTGGATTCTTTATTAGTTTTAAATATACCGAATCAAATAAGGAAAGATAAAATTTTGGAAATAAATAAAGATGTTTGATATATTAAAAAATAGAATAAAAATAGGAAATTATAGATTAAAGATAGATAGTATATATTCATATTATCCTGATGAAAGTGCTGAACATGATGTGTGGTATATTGTGGTTGAACAGGAATCAGAAGATGGTATCACTGAACTACATATAGATTTTGAGTCATCTGACGAAGTTAATAAAGTTCTTATTGAATTGGATAAATTACTTACTATTGATCCAATGAACTTAAGAAAAGAAAAATTAGAAGAAATAAATCAAAACAATAAATAAATCATGAATATAATTATGAAAATAATAGGAATTCTATTATTAATTCCCTTAACATTAGTAAAGTTGTTATCTTATTCTCTTGTTTTTATTTTAGATGCTTTGATGTTGTCCCCCATGGCTTTTATATTTATAATTTTAATTATATTTAATAAAGAATATTTCTGGGATAAATTATGGATAGGATTGATTGACTGGTTAGAGAAATATAATGCATTTCCTAAATATTAAATAGATATGAACAAATTTAAGATAATTAAACAAGTTCATACATACCAACATAGTAAAACATATTTTGTTGTATATAAGAAAAATCTAATTGGTTGGATGCCAGCAAAATTGTATTATACTAATTTTAAACATGACTATAACTCATTCTTTGAAGCTGAGATGTCAATATTTGATCATTTTAAATCTAAGCAAGGAGGTATAATATCAATTGATGTTAATATTTATACATATTCTCCATTTAGTTTATCATAACTTTAAAAATAATATAAAAATGAAAGATAATAGATTAGTAAGAATTGAAACCGTAACAAAACAAATTGAAGTTGATTTAACATATCATGAAATAAAAAAATTATTAATTGAAAAATCTCCAACTGAAATATTTGTGGTAACATATAGTAGTTCTAAACCAAGTATAATTATTACTAAGCCAATTTTAGAAGGTGATACAGAAATATTTATGAGGTATGAATCACGTCAAAATAAAAATGAGTACTCCACAACATGGATAGATTTTTATAATATATTAAAAAAATATGGATTGTCAAATATTAGATTTTGATGTTAAATATGAATAAAAATATTAATATATAAAATACTATACTATGTTATATTGATATTTTATTGTATCTTTGTAAAATGAATATTAAATAAAAAAAATAAAAATATATTATGAAAAACGAGGATTATTATGATTATAAACAAAGCAGAACTTTATCATCATTTAAACACGCTTTAATTGTTATAGGGATTGCTTTCATTTCATTTATTTCATTTGAAATTGGAACTAAAGTTAGTCAAAATAATGAAACTGATTATTATTCAAATTTACTTAATATGGATGATGAATTAGTACAAACTATTGAAGTTGGACAAATTTGGAGTTATAATCCATATAAAAATGATCCATTTAAACCTGATGTACAAATTCACAAAAAAGTTATAGGAGTTAAAGGCAATTACGTTTTATTTATAGAATCATATAATGATACAATTCTTGATAATGATACTACAAGTGAAGATAAATCATATTTTCTAATTGGTTCTGAATTATTAAATAATAAAGTAAATAATGAGTTTAATCTTAAATATATGACAGTAGATAAAAATACATATGAATACAAATTCAAAACAGATTTTGTGAGTTTTGATGAGAAAAAATAAAAATAAAGTATGAGAAAAATTATATTTATTAAAATATTTATATTCATTATATTATTTGGTGTTTTAGGATATCTAATTTCTTATCCATATGATATTAAATTACAACTGGTGCTTATTTCGATATTATTTTTGATATATTTAAAATTTTCGTTATATAAAGATAAAAAAGATAGAGAAAAATAAAAATTATGAGAACATTAATGTATTTTATTCTATTTATGATAATATCAATAACTTGGTTATTTTTTTATATATTATATTTTCTACCAGATGATAAATTACATATTGTATTATCAGGTTGTGCATTTTTTGTATATTTAGGATTTTTTGTATACTCAGATATAAAATCAAGAAAAAAACAATAAAAATTAAAATGAAAAAATATAGTAGGATAGAAGATATTTTAATATTTCAATGGAAAGGTAATTTTTCAATTGTTGATGATATAAATACTGCAGTAAAGTCATTTAATGACTCTTTTGAAAATAAAACAAAAGTTCATGCATCATTTGATGCTGATGAATGCTTAGTAATATCTAATTGTCATGATTATGGTACATTAAGTCTTATTGTTGAGAATAATAATTATGTCATATTCGATTCAACTGATAAACAAACTCCATTGAATTCATACAGTGAAAAAGAATTCAGCAATAAATTTATTTTAATATAATGAAAAGAGTAGAAGTTGATTGTGTTTTTAAGTTAATAATTGATATTGATGATAATAAAAATGTTGAAGATATAGTAGACTCAATTGAAATTAGTGAGTTTGATATAGATGAAAATGCTAGTGTTATAGCATGTAATATAACTAATAGGGAAATCATTAATTTTATTATTAAATGAGAATATTAAGTATAGGAGATGTTCACGGATTTGATTCATGGAAATATTTTGTAAAAGATATTTCACAATATGATAAAATTGTATTTGTTGGAGATTATGTAGATGAATATCATCTTAGTAATATTATAATATTAAATAATTTATTAGAGATAATAGAATTTAAGAAAAAATATCCAGATAAAGTAGTTTTATTATTAGGTAATCATGATTATCAATATGCTATACTTCCTCCAGAAATGCCTTTATTGTGTCATTGTACTGGATATAGATCAGAAATGCATTTCGATTTATATGAGATATTTCACTATAATTTAGAGTTGTTTAGAATGTCTTATCAATATGAAAATTATATTTGGACTCATGCAGGTATTCATCGTGGTTGGTATGAACATTTTTTAGTGGAATTCAAAAAAATATCTGATTTTGAAGGTACTATATCAGAAAAATTAAATTTGGCATTTGAATTTGAATTGAATTGCTTAGTTGATTGTGGATTCAAAAGAAACGGTCATAAGAAAATTGGAGGTCCATTATGGGCAGATAAAACTGAAACATGGACTAAACCATTGAAAAATTATCATCAGATTTGTGGACATACGCATACAGATAAAATAGTACAGCATGAAATACCAATGCATAATTCATCTGTTACCTATATTGATTCATTACCAGAATATTGTCACATTTTAAATATTTAAAAATATGAAAATTAAAATATTTGACGAACCATATAATGAAAGTGAAGAACTTGAACTATCAATAAATAATTGGCTAAAAGATAATAATATATCAGTTGTATTTTTTAATACTACATTAAAAGTTGATTATTTAGTATATTCTATTATTTATTATGATAAGAAAGAATTAAGAAAAATAAAAATTGATAAAATTAATGAATTATGAAAAACGAAAGATTACTTGAGTTCTATATGTTAGGATTCAAAAATGAAATGGATTATTGTAATGTACCAAATAATGAAATGCTACAAACAGCATACTTAATAGGAAATAAGCATTCAGCAGCAGGAGATTCATTAGAATCAACTAAATATTTGACTGATGATATTATCAAATTTTTAATAGATAAAGACATTTAAAATACTCATTATAAATGATATATGAATTATATTTGCAATTTGCAAATTGCAAATTTTAAATATTTATATATAATGTATGATTGAAAATTATTAATTTAATTTTTAATTAATTAAGTAAGAGACACTTAACGATTTATCATTTACGTAAAAAATGATACTGATTGTACAACAGTTTATTTCGTACTATATGGAATAGGAATAACCAATTCTCTCCATTTTTAGGTGACTTTTTTTATTCAGTAAGATGATTAAGTTGTTTTTTCAAAGTAAATAAAACATCGGTTACATCCATTCATCGTAGTCTCAGGTGGAGAT